CAACCTGCAGACGGAAGCTGAGGGGATCGAGGCGAAGGCGCTCTACGACCAGTACGCCAAGAGCGGTTTCGTCACCGATTTCGAGGCCGAGGCCGAGACGATCAACGCCGACAAACCGTCTGCGGGCCGGTACGCGAACACCACCCAGGCGCCAGCGCACGACCAAGACGACATTCCATTTTAGGAACCCCCTGCGTCCCAGGGGTAGAAGAGGTCCACCCACATCAATCGCCCCCCGATTGCTGGGTGGGCCTCTTCGCAAAGGGGGAACGCATGCCACAGCTCAGTCCAGAGAACTACGTCAAGGTTACGGCGATCGTTAACCATGGGGTGATCAAGCTCGCTCTGCTCGACGCCTACCCAGAGCTTTCGCGTAAAGGGCAGGAAGAGATGATGATCGAGATCCTCGGCCTGATGGCGCGCCGCTACGGCTGCGAGATCCGGCGGTTTATTGTCGAGGAGCACGACGATGGAGAATAAATGCGAGGGGTTCACTCGCCCGCAATGCGAACCATGCCCGAACGAGGATACTCGCGTGGTGCGCGTCGCCACGGTTGAGGGTGATGAAGACAAACGCCTCTGCGCGGTTTGCATCGCGCATCTTTTGCCCCAGCTCGGGCAGGGCGGCTGGGTATGAAGTTCGTCAACATCGGCAAAAACAAGCAGCTGATCGAAGTGCCCGAGACGTGGAAGGAGGCCGAGGACATGGCCACCCAGGCGCTCGGGGCCTATTACGACGAGCGCGGTCGCAACGTCCTGCGCCTGTCGATCGCCACCCGCATCGCCTACGGCATGTTTGGCAAGCAGACGATGGCGTCCGATCCGACCACGGCGCTGCTCTACCTGATGCAGCGGATCTGCATGCGCAAAGGGGCCGGGCTTGACTGATCGGCGCACCAAGCTGGAGAAGATCCGCGCCCTAGCCGAGGATCCGCGCGCCAACCCGTATATGCGGGAGATGGCGCGCAAACTCCTGCCGCCGGAGCCGCGACCGAACAAGCGCAATCCTGGGCTCCAGCCCTCGTTCGACTACGAACGCTACACCTTCATGGACCTCAGCAACTGGAGCCGAACCGCCAATGGCAACCGCAGCCATGTCGTCACCCACAAAAACAAGGCTTACAGAATTGTTTTGTTTGAATACAAGAGCACCCAGGATTATGGCTGGCTGCGGATTGGCGTTGGCGATCCTCTGCGGGATTTTTCGGGCCGGTTCTACAGCCTCGGGGAGGCGCACAGAGACGCATGGACCCAATTGATGAAGCTCTAACCTACCCCTTCGCCGTCACTCTGTACGAGGTGTTGGAGATCGTTGTTGAGCACATCGACAAGGCCCAAAACACTTCCGACATGCTAAGGATCGGGGTTCACCTGAGGATGGCCAGCCGGGCCATGCGGTGCGCTCTGGAGATCTACGGCTCGCAATTAGAGGTGCTCAACAAGGAACCGAAATGAACACGTATGAAATCACCTTCAAATGCCCGAATAAGGAGAGCTTCATCGAAATGATCGAGAAGGTCGGGCCGGTCGCCGGCACGATGCAGGTCATCGTCAGCAAGATCGTCAGGGAGACGGGCGACGCCACCCCGTCGCTTAGGCCGCGCCGGGAGCATGGGCCACCCCAACCGAAACGGGTGCGCAGCTCGAAGGTCAACGACACCATCCTGGCGACATTGGGCGAGCAGGGCGAAGCCAGCGCCAAGGATCTGAAGGACGCCCTGGAGCGCGCTAACCTATCGCCGGGCTCGCTCTCGACCGGGCTCGCGGCGCTGCAGAAGAGCGGTCAGATCGAACGCGTTCGTGAGGGCGTTTACGGCATCGTCGGCAACCATCAGCAAGCGGCGGAATAAATGACGGACCCGATCAAGCAATTCGCCAAGACGTTGGACGCGCACATTCGCGCTCATGTCGAAAAGCACGATCTGGTCCTCATCGAAAACGACCTCCTGGTTGCTCACGATCCGCACACAGGCCGCATCGTCATCACCTTCGAAGTGGTCAAGAAGATCCTGAAAGCGGCTGAGTGATGGACGAAGCGACCCGAAAACGCGAACTCGTCAGGGAGATCAATGCTCTCCCCGGCGGGTACGCGCGGCGGTGGGAGGACCGCTGGGCGACCGGGCTGTTGGATCTGGTGATGAAGCTACCCGGTCATCCCATCCTCTGGGGCGAAGGGAAGATTGTCAGCGGCAACCTTTTCTTCCCCACCGAGCGCCAGTGGGTCGAAGGCAACCGGATCATCGCCGCTGGCATGCCCGCGGTTCTGATCGGCTGGAAGGCGCGCAACATGTACGTCAGTCCATGGGTCGAGCAGGCCGACATCCGCACCTGCTTCTACGGCAGCGGGCAATGGGTCGGCGTGCTGTTCGAATATCTGAAGGGAACCTGATGAACCTCGATGACAGCCTTTTCGAAGACATGAGCGCGCTCGCTCAGGGGCTAAAATTCGCATTTCGGCGCGGGAAAAACTGGGAGACGTTGCCGCCAGAAAGCAAAGAGGCGCTGGAGCTGATCGCGTCGAGCCTCGCTCAGATCCTGACCGGCAATCCGAGCGACGCCAGACGCTGGGTCGACATCGCTACGCTAGCCAATCTTCGCAGCAAGGCGCTGGAAGGTTCGCTGGAGAAGAGCGTTGCTCAGACGCGCGTCATCACTCCAAAGAACCTGTTTGATCCCGCCCCGCGCCCGCTCGGTGACGCATGAAGCTCGTCGAGATCCTAGCGCGCTGTGAAACCGCTTACGGAGAGATGGTGGCGATGCGCGCTCAACTCGAAAGCGACACCTCAGATGAAACCGCCTTTGCGCTCGGTCAGGCGCTCGGCGCGGTCTACCGAGCAAAAGGATTGGTCGAGCGCGACCTCAAGCTGCAGAAAGAGCAGGAGGAGGCCGATGCGTAACCTGCGCGCCCTCGACGCCTTTCGCATCCCCGACACGCCCACCGAGCACGCTGACAGCGAAGGCGCCTTCCTGATCCCCTACCCGCTCGCCGGAGAACAGCTGCGCTGCCTCGCCAGCAACCACGCGGGTTGGGATCACCTTTCGGTCAGCCTTTATGTCAGTAAGCGCACGCCAACCTGGGCTGAAATGGAGTACGCCAAGCGCACGTTCTTTCATCCCAACGAAGTGGCGATGCAGCTGCACGTCGCCGAGGACGAGCACATCTCGATCCACCCCTACGTGCTCCATTTGTGGAGGCCGCACGACGTTAAGATCCCGCTACCACCGAGGATGATGGTCTGATGGCTAAAGGCTTCACCTACAAAAGCTACTCGTTCGTCGACAAGGATCCGATCATCGACGAAATCCGCGGCGTCGTGCAGCTGAGCGGGTTCTCCTACAAGAAAATCGAAGAGGCCTCCGGCGTCACCTCGAAGACGCTGCACGACTGGTTCGACGGCGAGACGCGCAAGCCGCAGGCCGCTACGCTCAACGCAGTGGCGCGGGCGCTGGGCTACAAGCTCGGCTTCGTCCCTTACGAAGCGGCCTCTGTCGCGCAACCCACGCCCTCTATGGGCCACGTCGTTCGCATGGCGAAGATCCGGAGGGCGAAGTGATCTGGAACATCATAACCATCATCTCGATGTGGGCCTGCGTCCTCAGCGCGCTCGCCTGCGCGATCGCGATCAACGGAGTCATTCGCGTGACGCGGCGATCCAACGTCGAAATGAAACTGGCGCTGGGCGCTCTCAACGACGCCTACAGAGAAAGCTGGGAGATCGTCCACGCTGACCTCGATCTCTTCAATCGCCGGATCACTGAACTGGAGAACCGCCTATGAACTGGTTCCCCATCCTGCTTGGCCTCATCGCCTTCGTTTGCATGTGCCTGCCGTGCCCTCCGGTCCGGGATTGGCTCGACGGCATGGACAAGGAACCGGGCGATGACTGTTAAATTCAAGATCGGGTTCACCATCGACGGCGAGACGCTGTTCGGCCTGATGTCGAAGTTCCTGCCGATCGACGATCTCAGCGTCGAGGAGATGGTCGAGCGTCAACCCCGGATCCCGATCGAGGCGATCGCGCACGCCGTCAAACACATCACCAAGCCCAAGCGAACCGCGAAGCGCGCCTCGCCAGGCCCCAATCTGGAGAAGGGCCTCAACGGGATCATCATGGCCGCCCTGTCTAGCGGGCCTCAAAGCGCGAAAGATCTGCTGCCCAAAGCTGTGGCCGCGGGCTTCTCACCTAACTCGGTCACTTCGCGGCTGGAGGAGCTGCGCAAGTTCGGGACGATCGAGCGCGTCGGCGATGGAACGTGGAGGAAAAAATGAGCACGCTTGACCCGGTCCAGATCGCGGGCCTCGATTTCGCCAGGGGCAAGCCCGGCGTCGGCTGGTTCATGGAGCAAGGGCTCGGCAAGACCCTGACCGCGCTGACTGAGTTCGAAGGCCTGACGATCGCCGAGGAGGCTGATCGGCTGATCGTGATCTGCCCCAACACGTTTAAGGAGGGCTGGGTCGACGAAATCGAGAAGCACGAATTCGACTTCGACGTCCATGTCTTCGAGTCGGCCAAGAAGAAACAGGCGGGGCAATTTATCAACAGCTTGCATGAGCGCCCGCCGGTGTTCATCCTGAACTACGAAGCCATCCGCAGGCCCAACGTGCTGCAGGCGATGGTGCTATGGGCCAAGCGCGGCAAGGCCTATTTGGTGATCGACGAGAGCATCCAGATCAAGAGCAACAAGTCCGAGCAGACCAAATGCGTCCACCGGCTCGCTCCGATCTGCCGCTGGGTGCGCTGCCTGACTGGGCGCCCGCAGACGCAAGGACCACAGGATCTGTGGGGGCAATTGCGCGCGCTCGGCCTGTTCCAAGATCGGAACTTCTACGCCTTCCGCGGCCTGTTCTGCATCATGGGCGGATGGCAGATGCGCGAGGTGGTGCAGGCCAAGAACACCGATCTCCTGGCCTCGATGATGACCCCTGTGGTGTTCCAGGCGAAAAAGAAAGACTGGTTGCGATCGTTGCCGCGCAAGGACTTCACCATTCGCGACTATGCGATGTCGAACGAGCAGGCGCGCCAATACGCCTCAATGGAGCATGAGTTCCTACTCGCCATCGAGGAAGGCTATGTCACAGTCGACGTGGCGATCGCGAAATATGAAAAGTTGGCCCAGATCCAAACTGGCTTCGTTTACGATGAACATGGTGACGCGCATCAGCTTGTGCTCCCCGATGAGAACCCGCGTCTCAACCTTCTGCGCCAGCTTCTGGAAGAGGAAACTGAGGGCAAGGTGTGTATCGTTTATCGCCACCGGCCAGTCCTCGATATGCTGGCCAACGCGCTGGGCGGCGGCGCTTGGATCAAAGGGGGGATGAAAGCGGACGAGGTCGAGGACCAAAAGCGGCGCTTCAACACCGACCCCTTCTGCCGCACCATCTTCCTGCAAGCGGAAGCCTCCAAATACGGCCACACCCTGCTCGGCGGCCCGGGACCGGATGATTTATGCCGGACGATGATCTTCTTTGAAAATAGTTACAGCGCCGACACCAGGGACCAGATAGAAGATCGGATCCACCGGCGCGGCCAGACGGGCGAATATGTGTCGTACATCGACCTCTCGGGTTCGGATCTCGACCGGCGGATTGTCAAAGCCCTGCAACGAAAAGACGCGCTCTATCGTTCAGTGTTCAAGAACCTCAAGGTCGCGGAGCCAGCATGAGCTATCGCGTCCCTAGCACGCGCTGCACCAACTGTGGCAAGGATATGGACGCCGCCGATCCGACCAGCGGTGGTCGAGGACCGAAACCCGGCGATGTCGCGATATGTTTCTACTGTCATCATCTTATGGTCTATGGCGACGAATTGATCTTGCGCGAACTCACTGATCAGGAGATCAAAGAGGTCGCCGGGGAACCAGAGATCATCCTGGCGATGAAAGCGCTCGGTGAATTTAAAGCAAAGGAGAAACGCTAATGGCACAAGGTTCGTGGGCGTACATTCAGTTTTTCGACCAACCGGGCGGCGGGCACCCCGACCATGAGCTTCCTGGGCGCCCTGGACGCCCCGGTCAGCTCCCTGGCTTCCCTGGCGCGCCTGGGCATCCCGGTCATTTGCCATCTCGCCCCGGCCGTCCTGGCCGGCCCGTGGATCCCGATTGGGGCGTCGACGAGGGCGAGGGCGGCGGCGAGGACGCCGGCCAGCTGCCAGTGTGGCCGCTCGATCCCGAGCATCCCGACGTCGGCCTGCCGCCGGTCGCCGGTCAACCGTTGCCGCCCGTCGACCCGCCCCCGGGCACCGTCTGGCCGCCGCTCGACCTCCCCGGCGTTCCCGAGGGCAAGGCTTTGGTTCTAGCTGCGGTGGTCAGCTCGACTGGCCACAAGAAGATGCACTATTTCGTCGTCGACATTCCCGAGGGCGGACAGCCCGATCAGGGACTGCCGGGCGAGGGCGAGGAAGGCCCCGATCAGGAGCTGCCCAGCCCCCAGCCGCCGCGGCCGGGTCAGGGTCTGCCTGGTCAGCGTCCGCCGCAAGGCGGTCGGCCGCCGCAGCCCGGCCAGGGTCTGCCTGGGCAGCGGCCGGGCCAACGACCGCCAACCGCTGGACAATTGCCGACCCGGCCCGGCGCGCCCCAGCGCCCGCAGCCGAAGTAGCAAAAAATATCCGTATCAATGATACGGATATTAGAGATCCAAGGAGCGTCGGCATCCCGCCGACGTTTCCCTTTAGGAGGGTGACATGAATAAGCTTCTTCTATCAGCGGCGCTGCTCGCGGCGCTCGCGAGTCCGGCGCGGGCGACGTTGCAAATCGAGGTGTTCGATAACGGCGCGCTGATCGACAACGTCACCGGGATCACCACCGGCGCGGCCAGCCTCACCGCCAACGACGCCAATTTCGCCAACATCACCATCGCCGCGCAGGGGAGCCCGATCCTGCCCAACGCCGACCTTTCCAGCGTCACCCTCGACGCCAGCGCCGCGGCCGGCTTCACCGGCTCGCATACGTTGACGGTCGATA